TGGCGTCGATGCAGGAAAGCAGATGATCATGGACGCGCTGCGCATCCAATCCCCCGGCCCGAGATATTGCCACTTCCCGGTCAACGAAGAGTGTGGGTACAACCACACTTTTTTCGTTGGTCTTCTGTCTGAACGGCTGGTCTACAAAGAGCACCGTCAGCAACCGTGGGTGTGGGACGTAATTCCCGGCCATGAACGGAACGAGCCGCTTGACTGCAGGAATTACGCCTTAGCCGCTTTTACGGCCTTAGCGCCTGATATGGACGCCTTGTTACGCAGGCGTTCCGGAAATACGTCTGCGGTGTCAGAGCCGCCCAAACGGCCTGCTGTGGCTCGGAAGCGGGGCACTCCTGTGCAATCCGCTGAACAGCGAATGAACGAACTATTTGACTGGTAACGGAGGTGATCAAAGTGAATCAGGAAACAATCAAGAAACGACTTCAGTACTGGGAAGAAACCTATGATCACCTGACAGACTGTTATCAGGAACTGATCAAGTCCGGCGTACAGTCCTATGAGATTGATGACAGGGCTCTGACCCGGTTCAATATTCCGAACCTCCGAAAAGCCATTCAGGAAGCGGAACAAAACATCGACAAGTATGAGGAAATGCTGAACGGTGTAGCGCCAAGGAAAGCATTCGGAGTAGTCCCCAGAGACTGGTAAACAGCTGCACCTGCAGCTGTGTGGAAGCGTAGCTCAGTTGGCGAGAGCTCTTGACTGTTAATCAGGCTGTCGCAGGTTCAAGTCCTGCCGCTTCCGCATTTTCGGGATAACGCCTTCAGTTTCCCTTATTCCTGAAGGCTTGTCTACGGTCACTGGGGAGTTTCATCTCCTTTCGCTTCAGTGGCCGTTTTTAATTTCAAACAGATTGGAGGTGGTTAACGTGAACGAAGTACTCAGGCCAATGGCAAGCGGATATTCCGAAGCCGGAGCGAGTACGAACCGGAGAAGCATGAAAGGCTTCACTGCCAGTTCTTCCTCACCGAACGAGGACATCAATTGGAATTCCGATCTGCTCAGGCAGAGGGGCCGGATGCTGGTAATGTCTTCGCCTGTGGCTGCTTCAGCGATCAAGACGAACAAGACAAAGGTTGTCGGTACCGGAATGACACTGAAATCCAGCATAGACGGTGACGTTCTGCAGATGACTCCGGAAGCCGTCAAGGCATGGCAGAGGAATACAGAGCGTGAGTTTGCCCTGTGGGCCGAGAAGAAGGAAAACTGTGACGCTATCGGCATCAGCAATTTCTATCAGATGCAGGGGCTTGTGGTCAGTAATACGCTGGCCAGCGGTGACATTTTCGCTCTGAAGAAACTGTACGATCCGACAGTGCTTAATCCATATTCCATGCGGATTCACCTGATCGAAGCTGACCGGGTATGCACTCCGTACCGGTACGGTAAAACGAGAGGATTTGGATATACCACAGACGGCATCAATACGATCAATAAGAATCCAATCTATGACGGTGTGGAAGTCAATAAGAATGGCATGGTCGAAGCATATCACATCTGCGATATCTATCCGAATCAGTCCATTTTCTCTCCTAAAAAGCAGATGAAATGGACACGGGTAAAAGCCTACGGCACGAAAACCGGCCTTCCGAATATTCTGCACATTCTGGACACAGACCGTCCGGAACAGTACAGAGGTGTAACGCTTCTGGCGCCCGTCATCGAATCGCTTCTGAACCTGAGCCGGTACACGCAGAGTGAACTGCTTGCCGCTCTGATCCAGACGTATTTCACAGCGGTCATTGAGACAGAAACGAACCCGGCCATGATTCCTTTCAATGAGGTTGGCTACGGTCCGGATGACAATCCGGAGAATCCTCCGGACAGCAATATCTCTGAAAATCCGAATGAGTATGAGATGGGCCCCGGCACCGTCATGCACCTGAAGCAGGGTGAAAAGGTGGTGTTCGGAAATCCGAACATTCCCACTGCCGGATTCGAGACGTTCTTCAAGACGATCTGCAAAGAGATCGGCTGTGCGCTGGAGATCCCGTATGACACCCTGCTGAAGGAATTCAATGCTTCTTATTCGGCATCCAGAGCAGCCCTCATGGAAGCATGGGAAGCGTTCCGGATGCGGCGTTCCTGGCTGGTGAATCAGTTCTGTCAGCCTGTCTATGAGATGTGGCTGTCTGAAGCTGTCGCAATCGGCAGGGTCAACGCTCCCGGATTCTTCACAGATCCGGCAATCAGGGCCGCATGGTGCAAAGCACAGTGGCTCGGACCTGTACAGGGCCAGCTCGATCCGACCAAAGAGGTCAAAGCCGACATTTTGGCCGTGCAGCATGGGTTCAAGACTCATGAGCAGGTCACAAGAGAATACGGCGGTGGAGATTGGCATGAGAACATTGAGAAGCTGAAAGAGGAAATGAAGGAACTGGAAGAAGCCGGCCTGGCCGGTGGAAGCCAGAATTTCCAGAATGAACCGGATCTGGATCCTGATGATGGTACAGAACCGGGCGGAGGTGAGCAAAATGCCTAAGAAAAACAGAACCGTCCTCACCCGACAGGCTTACACCATGGCCGTTGTGGACGGTAAACACGCTGAGATGACTCTGTACGGGGATATCGTAGAGACCAGACCCATTGACTGGTGGACCGATGAACCGGTAGAGGGAAATTTCATTATTCAGGATGAGTTTCTTGCTGATCTGGAAACCATCAAGGATGCGGAAGATCTGACGATCCACCTGAACAGCTGCGGTGGAGACGCTTTTGTCTCCCTGGCAATCCACAACCGGCTGAAGGAACTGGCAGCTGGTGGCATGGACACCACCTGCATTGTGGACGCTTGTGCTATGTCTGGCGGTTCCCTGATCATGTGTGCCTGTAATCACGTAAAGGTCAATCCTTCTTCGCTGATTCTGATACATGACTGCTGGTCTTTCGCATGGGACCGTTTCAACAGCACAAAACTCAGGAAGCTGGCTGATGATCTGGATGTCATCAATGAATCTCAGGCTGAAATCTATGCCGCCAAAACCGGCAAAGAGCATGACGAACTGAGGGCCATGATGCAGAAAGAAACCCTGATGACCGGACGGAAAGCATTCGATCTGGGATTTGCAGATGAACTGATCGAAGATGCTGAAGATCCTGACATCGAAGTCAGCGCCGACCACAGAACCCTGTTTGTACAGGGACGCCGCATGAAGTTTGCGGCTATGGGCGAACTGCCGGAAGGCATTCGTGTCCATCAAGATATCAAACCCGCTCCGGACACGGACGGTGGAGATAAAAATACGCCTGAAGCTTCAGGCAAAGAAGGAGGTAATCCTATGACCTTTGAGGATTTCCGTAAGGAAAACCCGGAGGAGGCCGAGCGGGCTCTTGCCGAAGCTCAGGCCACCGCCAGACAGGAAGGCATCAACGCTGAGCGTGAACGGATTTCCGGGATCGATCAGGTTGGCTCCCTGTATGGTGCTGATGTAGTCCGGGCGGCGAAGTACGACAATCCCTGCACAGCGCAGGAGATGTGCTATCGTGCCGCTCTGGAAAACGCCAAACAGGGAAAGATGCATCTGGCGAATATGCAGAGTGACGTTGCTGAAAGCAATGCCGCTGCCGTTCCTGCTGCTTCTGCCCCTGCAACCGAACAGCCCAAAGAGATGAGCAACGAAGAAAAAGTTGCTGCCGGCCTTGCTCTGGCAAAGTCTCTGCGTGGCGAAAAGAACGAGGAGGTGTAACTCATGACCCGTGATCTGCATGAAAAGATCGGTGAAGTCTCCGTTGAGAATCTGTTTGCCGGTCTGGATCCCAAACCTCAACTGAAGCCCGGGACGATTGCCAAGGGCTCCGCTGAAGCCACCTATAAGCGTGGTTCCCTGATGGCCAAACGTGCTGATGGGAAACTGATCCTGCTGGGCAGCGACGTGGACGCCACCGGCACCGCTTCCGCCACCGGCGACGGCAGCACCGTGAAGTTCCCCGTCATTGTCGGCGGCAATCCTTCTTCCGTCCTGACGGAAGTCAAGGTCGGCGGCACTGCCACGACTGAGTACAGCTACAATCCCGTGACCGGCGAGATCGTGTTTGACTCCGCTCCTGCCAATGCTGCGGCGATTGCCATCAAGTACTCTGTCGGCGGCGGCAACGCTGACTGCGTGCTGGCCGATGACACTGTTGTCGGTACCACCGATGATGAGAACGTGCTGGTGTATGTCTCCGGCCATTTCAACGTTTCTGCGCTGACTGTTGCTGAAGATTATGCCATCACCGAAGCAAACAGGGATGAACTCCGGATGAAGGGCATCCTGCTGGGTAACTCCCAGAATCCTTAAAGGAGGTATAAGACTATGCCGCTGAACATGAACATCCTTGACTCCTATGTCATGATGGGGCTCTGGGAAGATCTGAGCCCCGTGGATACCTTCTTCAAGGATCGGTATTTCCCGACCGGAGAAGGCGATATCTTCAAAACCAAGAAGATCCTTGTTGAGTATCGTAAGGGCAACAAGGGCATGGCTCCCTTCATGATGCGCAGGGCTGATCCGATCAACGTCACCCGGCAGGGCTTCGAGATCCATGATTACGCTCCTGTCTGCATCAAGCAGAGCCGTGATCTGTATCTTGACCAGCTGGAAGAGCTGGGCTTCGGCGAAGCGATCCTGACGGACCGCACTCCCGAACAGCGTGACGCCGCTCTGGTTCAGGAAGACCTTCGTCTTCTGGATGACCGGATCACCCGGACAGAGGAACTGTTGTGCGCAACCACGATGATCAACAACGGCTTCTCCGTAGTTGAAGCTGCCGGCATCGCTGATGACGGCACCCTGATCACCGGCAATACTGCCAGTGTTCTGTATTATGATCCGCTCCACGGCAATGATGGTGCGATTACCATTGCTGCCGGTGACAAGATCACCAAGAACTCTGACTGGGATGCGATCGTGAAGATCATCCGCCCGATGTGCCGTAGCCTGAAGCGCCGTGGCCTTCCGGCGACTGACCTTCTGGTTGGCCAGGATGTGGCGGACGTTCTGCTGAACAACACCGTCTTCAAGGGACTGGTGAATACGCAGAGCGGAATCATCATTT